ATATCTATTTTATATATAAATAGATTATTTTAAATTTTTTAATAACCGAAGACACCTTTTTCTCCCATGATTTTTGGCATCTTAGAAAACTCTTCTCTAATTTTATCGGTTAATAATGTTGCGTTGTCTCCTTTTTCTAACATTTGTTTTAATGTGCCATCAACACCTTTAACTTCAATTACTATTGGGCTGAACTTAACTTCGGTGGTGTTATTTGTATTAACGGTAGTTTCTACTTTTGCAAAAGTCTCACCCGGTGTTTTTGTTTGCATAGGTAAGGGGCTAGATGACATATCGTTTAAAGCATATGCAGTATCAAAACTTAGTTTTGCTTTATTTAAAATTTCATTTAATCTTGGTGCCGCTAAAAAATCATCTTCTTTATCAAAAATCATTTTTGATATGGTTCCTTTATCACCTGTAATTAATGTGTTATTTTCAAATGGCGCATCTGTAATCATATAATCATCGGGAAATTCTGTTGATGGGGTTCCTGAATAAACTTTAGGGTCTCGAGCTTTTATTTGCATATTTTGCTTATCAGTATCACTCAACCCAATTAATGTTCCAATATCAACACTACTTATTAAGGAATTATAAATATCTTTAGGAACAACATCTTTTTGAAATTGTGTTGCAGAATTTTCACCAACACGACTGTTTAGACCAACAGTCGCCTCTAAATTACCTTTAATACCATTCAAAACCGCAGTTTGTTCCGCAGCAGTTTTGGATATTTGTCCACGTATTAGGTATTCTTCAATATCTCTTATCGATTGTAGTGTATCTTCAGCAACTGTTAGATTTGTAATTGCAACTGATTTTTCATCCATTCCCGCCTTTAATTGATAATCATTTATCGCCTTCATTTGTGCTGTCGTTGCTTGTGTAACATCTTTTATTTCACCAACACCAGGAATATTCATTGATATTTTTCCGTCTTTTATTTCACCGACACTTTTAATAAATTGTAATTGATCGTCTGTAAATTTGTTGGATGCTAATTTTGCTATTTTTTCTTCAATAAACGATTGTTTTACTCTCTCTCTACCTATCTCCATGGCAGTATTAAGGTTGCTACCCATGGCCTCAGAATATGCCTTTAATTGTTGTATTTCCATTTGACCAGGATTCAAAATATTTCCTTTTTCATCAATTTTAAACGCCTGTTCATAAACATCTAACATTGCATCTTGTAAACCTTTAGCGTCATATGCCCCCATTCTCATTAATTGAAACGCGTCTCCTAATTTCCCAACTTGCCCACCATACATTTGCATTTTTTGAGAAAGTTCTATAGCCTTTCCTGGGTCCCATAAAGTTTCCGCTAATTTCATTGCACCAATACCTTCAATATTTGTTCTAAGACTTGCAGCCTGTGTGGCCATTTCTGTCAATCCTGCAGAATCCATTTTAAATTTTTGGAGGTTATTTAAATTTGTTGTTACATCTTCAACAACTTTTTTAACATCTAAACCCAATTTTTGAGCCTCATTTGTTATTTCTTGTATTTTTTTAAATGATTCTTCTTGAGAACTATATAATCTCATTAATGTTGCCTCACTTTTTACTAAATCAGCAACCGCAACTCCAGTTGCTTTTGAATATTTAATTTGATCTTCTAAAAGTGTTTGTGATGGTATTACTGCCCTACCAAGTGCCTTTGATGTCTCTCCAGCGGCTGCGGCAACTTCAGAAAAATTAACACCTAAATCCTCAACGTTAAGGTAAGCGTCTCCAATCATTTTTTGGAATGCTTCAGCGTTGATAACTACTCCTTGTGTAATCTCTCTTTGTTTTTTTAAAGAAATGTCTTGCATTTCTATAATTCCCTTAACCGCGGCCTGTAATCCCAATATAGGATCTGTAGTTTTTTTAACCGCCTCCCATGCTTCTTTTGCAGCGTCATAAACTCCTTTATAAGCAGCCCCTGATCCCGCACCACCTAAAGATGTTGGGTTTCCGTCTGCCATTAATAAAAACATCATATATTTTTATTTTATAAATACTTTATTTATTTTTTTTCGTGCTCAGAATAAAGTTTATCCATAAAGTATCTACGTTCAAAACTTGGCATTATTAAAAGATCCGAATATGAAAAATTACCATATTTGGTTAAATAATAAAATTCGTCCATTAAATTTTTCTTGTTATTCAAAGAAAGGCCGAAAAAATTCCACCCCAAACGCAACATTTACTGTAACGTTTTCTCCTGATGGGGCTTGTACTTCTCTTTTAAGATTTAATTTAGGTTGACATTCGTCCATATATTTTCTTAGACTTTTAGAATCTGAAATAGGTAAATTAATAATTGTTGATCCTATAAACCCTTTTTCTTTATTACCATCTATTTCAACTATTTGTGTTTCTAATTTTTTTGTAACAACAGGAGCAACCATCCCTTTTGGGTATTTAGAAGTTAAAATATCAATTTCATTTTCTTCTCTCATATTTAAAACTTTAAATCTAACTTTTTTTTGTGTCTTAGGTAATGTATAAGTAAAAAGACCATCTTCATCTGGGATGTGTTTTAATTCCTGCATATCAACACTATCAAGTATTATAGTTGCGTCAAATTCAATTCCCGTTCTTGGATCTTTTAAGTTGAAATTATAATCGGGACCAAATGCTGTGTTTCTTAAAAATAAAAGAATTGCTTGAACATCTCCAGGTAATAATTGTTCAACATCAAATCCATGTTCATATATTTTATTTCTTAATAATGTTTTAATTAAATCAGTACCTGACATGTTTTGTGACATTAATAAGTTTTCGTCTTGTGCGGTTAAATAACCTATTTTTAAAGATTCTTTTTTTGGTTTGTAAAAAACACCTCTTGAGGGTAGTTTAATTACGTCGTGTGGTAAGTTAAAATTTTCTTGACCATATTTTAAAGCGTCGTCCATAGTTTTTTATTAAAAAATAAAACAATCATTTTCTTTGTAAATAAAAAACCCCACTTTGTTAGTGAGGTTCATTATAAAATATTTAAAAGTTAATTAATATACTAAAATACATCTATCAGGTTGTAATTTCATATCAACACCCATGATTTCATCTCCACCGTAGTTTAGTGAACCAAAGTTAACTGAAGTAATTAAACAACCTTGTAGAATCCACTTTTCAACCGCCACACCTGTTGGGTCTAACAATTCTAGGTCAAGATCTTTTTTATAACCGGCAGCATATCCCATACGACCCGTTACTGATTCTGCATGTAATCTAACCCATTCCATTGCCGCTTGTGCTGCCGAAGGTCCGATTGGGTCTCTTAATTTAACACCAATCTCACCCCATGAAAAGTTACTTGAAACGTAAGTTTGTGTATTTAAAAATTTTATCTCTTTTTTTCCAATTGTTATTGTTGGTCTATTTGTTGTTTCAACATACCAAGAGTTTATACCCAAAGACGATGGAAATGTTAGTATAAACCTATTTGCTCTTTTAGGTTCATACTGAAAAGGCATTCTCATTAATAAATCAGCCATGTTATTTTGTTTTTTTTGTTTTTATTTTTATTATAAATATATTGTTATAATTTTTTTTCTATTTACTTTAAATTATTTTTCAAATATTCTATATATAGAAATTAATCATATTTAGTTTTAGTACCTCCTTTTGTTAAATATAAATTAACTGGACTTTTTTCATATTCTTTTTTCAAAAATTCAGAAGATGCTTGAATATTTCTTGGATCGTCATCTGAAAATCCAATTGAAATATTTTTAGAAACAATATCTTCTATATCTTGTATTGGTTCATTCATATTCACATCGTTTTTAAATTTGGGTGATATATCTTCTAATCTTAAATTTGGGTTACTATTTAAAATGTCTTGAACCAAATCTCTTGCTTGTTGTTTACAATAAATTATAAATTTTTGAAGTGCTTTATTTTTTTCTTCTTCAGGTGATGCTGCGCTACCGGCACCAAAAGAAACCGGATGAAATTTACACATATCTAAGTAATCCATAATAAGTTCTTTATCATCATACTTTAAGTCTCTTACAGTTTCGAACATTCCTTGAGTTTGTAACCCCCTATATTTTTTTAGGTTCTCCACTAAAACTTTAGAATTTATACCCAAATGGTTTGATATAATATAATTTAAAACTGCCTCTTTTAATGTTTCAGGATTATGTCCTCTTGCTGTTATAATTGCAAAAATTGACCCTCCATTAATACATTCCACAAAGTCATTCCATGATGGTCCTGGACTTGCAATCATCGAGTCGATTATAAATCTTTTATCCCCTTCTGTTCTAAAATTTCTAAAAGGATTATTTGCATAACCAACAACAGTGGTTCCTTTATAATTAAAAGGTTCAACACCTATTTGGTGTCTGTGTTCAGCAAAATCTTCGGTTGACATTCCAATCTCATCCTCATTTTCTGTTAAAACAATAATTTTAGTTGGCATAAATGCAATATTATCATCCCAATCAAACGCATAATAATTTAAATCAGGTCTCCCTTCTTCAGTAATACCTTCATTTAATCTTCGTTTATTAATCTCTCTATATATGTGTTTTCTAATATTCATTATTTTTTTACAATCAAAAGAAGTTTCTGAAGTTGTTCTTCAGTTATAATAATATTTTGTTTTTTTGATGAAAAAGTTTTTTCAGATCTTGAAAAATCATTAACAGTTTCTTTGATAATTTTCTTTTCTATTTTCATATACTTTTTTTTATAAATATATAAATGGGGAATATTTCTACCCCCCATTAAATTTATTTTCTTTTATACATCATCGAACGATGCTCCTGTTGGTGTGATAACAAACTCTATGTCTATGTATTCTAACGCTCTTGTTGGTTTCAAGAAGATTTTACCCGTTAAAGTATTTGAATCCAAATCTTCAGGAGTATTAGAAACAGTAACTCTAAAGTCAATTAAACCTCTATCTCTTCTGATTGAATCCAAGATT